GGGTGGTGGGGGTGGGGGTGTGCCTGAAGCCCCAATTGATGGGGTTGAGTATGTCCGTAAGAATGGTGCTTGGTCTGCCAACTCTGGCATCCCTGAAGCCCCGATTGATGGCACAAGCTATTCCCGCAACAATGGTGCGTGGACACCTTCGCCCACCTTCAATGGGGGCACAGTCTCTGCACCCATCAGCGTCACCGGGTCTGGTGGCACAGCTACGCTTTCCGATACCGGTCTTGATTTGTCCGGCTCGACAGGTGGGGGTGGTGTGATTGTCGGAGCATCCGGCATCACTTTCCCTGATAGCACAAACCTGACCACAGCCCCTGCTTCTGGTCTGTCGTATAAGCAGACCATTGCTCAAACCTTTTCTGCCATCAGTGGTCAAGGCTATTGGACAGGCAGCTATTACTACACAGGATTTAGTTTTGCTGGTGGGGTGTCCTACAATGATTGGGTAATTGCCAATAAGTTTAAGGTCAGCATCAATGGTTACCTGTTTAGCTTTGGCTACACATCTTCTGGGGCACAGTATCTAAACCTTATGGATGACACCAGCACAGTCAGCTGTGTTGGAACAGGTGAAACACTTTATCTTCACTATGACGGAGAAACTGCACCCTATCCTTTCCTAATCACCTAACCTATGGCCGTTAAATCCTATCCCGGCACAGGCTTTGCAGCCTATGTCTATAACAACAAGGCTCACATCATCGGGGCTGTTAAGGCTGGCCAGACCTACCTTGTGCGTGACACAGCTAAGGTCATCTTCAACACTTCCTTGGAGGGTCTGCGTGCAGACCTTATTGCCGAAGGCTATACCATCCTTAACTAACCAACCATTATGCTCCTGATTATTTCCTCCGTTACCTGCTACCTGCTTGGTGCTGCCACAGGCATTGCCATTTACCGCAACAATGTTGCCAAGCTTCAGGCCACTGAACAGAAGGCCAAGGCTGCACTTGATGCCCTGAAGAAGTAAGCCAATGCGTGTGGCAATGGTGGCAGTGTTGGCCTTATTCCAAAGCTGCCAGCAGGAAGTTAAGCCTGACCCTCAGCCGGAAGCTAATCCCCAGACTACACAGGTGCTGGGTGAGAAGCTGGACAAAGCTGATAGCCGGGTTGCTTCTGCTGTGCAGGTAGCAAGGGAAGCCAACACTGCCGGCAAGCCTGACAAGGTAGAGGCAGAGCTTTCCGTTGCTGCGTCCTACCTGCCCAATCCCAAGCCCGGTGACTTAGCCTATGCCCGACAGCGTGCTGAGACTGCTGACCCTAAAGCCTACGCTGAGGCTGTTGCCTACGGCCAGAAGCTGAAGGCCGACAATGATGCCCTGTGGGGAAAGATGGAGGCACAGCAGAAGAAGGCACAGGCCGAGATTGCTGCCCTGAAGAAGCACTGTGACGATAAGCAGCTTGAGCTTGAGGCTGGCCGGAAGGAAAAGGGTTTGCTTATCCTGACCTGCTTAGGTGCTGGGATGATTGCCCTAGGTGTCCTGCTTGTGGCTTTCGGCCATTGGGTAGGGGTCAACAAGCTGTCTGCCGGCTTGGTGGTCTTGGGTGGGGCTATGACTTCAGCCCTGCCTTGGGTCATTGAAAGCACTTATTTCCCTTGGATTATTGGGGTGACCCTATCTGTTGCAGCCTTCCAAGCGTTGCTGGCTATGGGCATTAAGACCTATCGTTGGCTTAAGCCTGTGCCTGTGTTGACCGAAACTGCAAAGGTAACGGACACAGACAATGGCAGCAGCCCCAGCATTTGAGTCAGTCACATCTGACGAAGCCCTGAAGCAAGGGGTTATCTCAGCTGCCCTTGGTGGGTCGGCAATGGTAGCCCGGCAGCTCCTGTCCACAGACCGGCCTACTTGGGGATACCTAGTCAGGTCTGGCATTGCTGCTATGGTGACTGCCTATTTCGTTAACTTTGCGTGCAAGGATTATGTGCAGTCTGAAAACCTAAGGGTTTGCATCGTTGGCATTGCCGGTTTTGCCAGCCCGGAAATCCTTAACTACGGCCTAGCCTTCCTGAAGGCCAAGATGCAGGGTAAGGTTGAAGAAGCACAAAGGGGATTGAGCAAGGCCACCAAGCAACCTAAGAAAAAGAAGAAGGCCAAGTGATGCCCGACACAGAAGCCAGACCTTATGGGATGCACCCGGCCAATCTGCTGATGGCTGTAATCGGATGCACAATCATTGCCGGCCTGTGTGCTTTGACTGTCTATCTCACAGCTGACTTCATCCTTACCAGCATCCGGTCAGCAAATGTGATGGCACTGTTGATAACCGATAACCCCGGCCAGACCTTTGTGGCTGATGATAAAAATCTTGAAAGGAATTTGAACAGTGCAACCCAAGCCCTGCTGACCTGCCGGGATGTGAGTCTGGCCTTGGGGGTGGGTTGCTGTATGATTGCCGGGGCGTTGGGCTGGAAGCTGACTGTTGGTAAGCCGGCCAAGTAAGGCTTGCTTGCAGGGGTCTGGCTTGGCTTTCTAGGGGGGTATGAAGTCCACCCCTAGACTTACCCTAGATGACCTGTCATCCCTGCTCAGGAAGGCAAAGAAGGCCAAGGCCAAGCCATTGGTAGCCCGGCTGACCAAGCTGATATGGCTGCGGAAACGGCAGGTAGCCCGGCAAGCCCTGCGGAAACAGGGGGCTAAGGCGTTATAAATCCCTGCCTTCAGTTATAATAGATGCCCTATCAAATGATTTGACGGAGGCACTATGGGTATCCTAGTGTGCTGGTGTTCCAAACAACACCTATGACAACCCAAGCCATCAAGTCCCTTGCCAATTTCAATTACCTGCTGACCCAAGGTAGCGTTTCTGGTCAGCATTTGCAGGGCAACATTGAAGCCCGGGTTGCTTTCCTTGAAAAGAATTTCCCCACCTATCAGCTGCTGCTTAATCACTATCAGGTTGGTGATTGCACTATTGGCTGTGTCCTTTCCCGTGTATCCTCTCACGACTTTTCAAACCTTGATGAGTCACAGGCCAAGGTTGATGGCTACCTTGCTAGCTATCGCACCCGGCTTGCTGAGCTTCAGGCTGATGCCTATTCCCTTTATGTCCGCACTGTGCAGCAGCATAATGACAAAGCCCGGTATGACCGCAGAATGAAAGCCAAGGAAGTCATTAGCTTTGAAGCCTTTGTTGCTAAGTTGCCTACCTTCTAATCTTTCCCTATGACCACACAACCTATGAAAACCCACCCCATCACTGAAGCCCTTGCCCTGCCGGGTGTGCTTCCCTCCACCAAGCACCGGGCTATCTTCTGGCTGAACAGCCTTGGCCAGAAGCCCAATGCCCTGAAGCGTAAGGTTGTTAACCAGATGCTAGCTAGCCTTGAATGGCAGTGCCGGCTGGAACACCAGACCTACGGCCACCGGGTCACCAAGTAACCTTAGCCACCAAACCTATGAAGACCCTTATCCCGCCCCTGCCTACGCCCCCTAGCAAGGCCGTCAGCCAACACACGGCAGTTGAACAGCCTATGTCTCAAGCAGACTATGAACAGGGCTGCTATGGCCTAGCCCTATTCTTCCTGACTATCCTTATCCCTATTGTGCTTGGGATTAGCCTGTGCCACCTGTTCACCGGAGGCCGTAGCAAGTAACACCTATGCTACCTATCAAGCCAATGTTGGCTAGCAGCAGCACCGGTGACTTCAAGCCCGGCAAGACTTGGGCAGTAGAGCCTAAGCTGGATGGCATCAGGGTCATCGTCACCATCAACCACAGTCAGGGATGGGTCACCTATGAAACCCGGAACGGCAATGCCGTCACCAGCCTTAACAAGCTCACCCCTGCCCTGCTCCGGATTGGCCGGGCTGTCGGCCAGACCATCTGCCTAGATTGTGAAGCCCTTGCTATGGGTGACTTCTTCACCGGGGTAGGTGAGCTGATGAAGAAGACCGGTGAGGCAGAGCTGGCTAAGCTGGCTATCTTTGATGTGCCTATGATTGAAGATTGGCTTAACACTGATGCTGTATGCTATCAGCATAGGCGTATCTTCATTGAAAGCATTTTCAAGACCCTTGGGGCTGAGTCCCTATCTGATGAAGGCATCCTGCTTGTGCCGGTCTTTGAATACCTGAGCAGTGAAGACATTGACCCTGAAACCCTGCTTGATACTGCCATCGGCCTAGGCTGGGAAGGCATTATGCTGAAGGATGTTGATAGCCCTTATAGCCCCGGAAAACGCACAAAGGCTTGGGTCAAGCTGAAGAATTGTGAAACCTATGATTGCACCATCATTGGCTTCACCCCCGGCAAAGGTCGCTATGACGGAGCAGCCGGGGCTATGCTGGTTAAGCACAATGGCACTATGGTTGCCGTTGGCTCTGGCCTAGATGACGGCCTGAGGATTGACCTGCACGACAACCCCCAGAAGTATGTTGGCAAGACTGCTGAAGTGGCTTGCCAGCAACTCACCCCTTCCGGGTCTATGCGTCACCCTGTGCTGGTCTGTATCCGCTGGGATAAGTGAGGCTTGCCCATCCCTAACCTTTGACAAACCCTATGCTATACAACCCACCACCCCCCCAAGTGAGCAAAGACCTAGCAACCTTTACCCTGCACAATGTCCTTCAGGAGTTTTACTTTCTAAATGACCGGCTGTTGCAGGGTGACCTATCGGAAAAAGGCGTGCTGAAGAAGGCCAAGGCCATCCTTGCCGTTGAAGAAGCCCACCTGAAAACCCTGCCCTTCATCAATGAAGTCTGGCTTGATGCCCACATTGCCTATGGTGGCTTTCTCGCCCTGAGTTACCGGCTCACTTGGCAGGATGGGGATGAACAGAAGGGCTACGCAATGCCTGTCCGCAAATGAGCAGAAGCGTCTTAGCCTTATTCCTGATGTGCAGCGTGACCAAGGCCACCATCACCCAAGATATGCTTAACAAGGTCATTGCCATTGAAAGCAGTGGTAACCCTTCTGCCCGGGGTGACAAAGGTGCTGGCCTTGGGCTGGCACAGTTTCACTACGCAGCTTGGCAGGACACATCCGCTTGGAGAGCCAAGCAAGGTCTGCCGGTCTATCCCTACCATAATGCCTTGGATGCCTCCGTTGCTAGGGACTACCTGCACAGCTGGCTGTCCATCAATGCTGCTAGGTTTGCCAAGGCCACAGGCCGGAAGGCTACGCTGGTTGACCTGTATGCCATCCACAACCTAGGTTTCAACGGATACCAGAAAAGAGGATTTGACATAGAGCGTTGCCCTGCCATCACCCTTCGCAAGTCAAAGCAACTGAGATAATCCTGCCCTTGAAAACAAGCCTTCTAGATAACTTCCCTGCCGTTGCAGCCATTGACCCCGGTGCTTCCGGTGGTGTGGCCGTAGCCACCAAGGAAGATGGCAAGCTGACCATCAGGCTGCACAAGATGCCTACTGATGCAACGGAGCTGGCACAGGTCATCCCTTTTGGGGCTGTGGTCTATATCGAGAAAGTCCCTCCCTTCGTTGGCCGGCTAATCCCAAGCAGTGCTGCCTTCAAGCTAGGCAAGTCCTGCGGATGGCTTGAGGGTTGGGCTGCTGGCCGTCAGCACCGGGTCATCCTCATCACCCCTCAGGTCTGGCAAGCCCCCTTAGGCATTGCCAAGGGTCAGCTTACCCAAGGCCGATGGAAGGCAGCACTGAAGGCTGAGGCATCCCGCAGATACCCTTCCGTTGATGGCCTTATCTTAGACACGGCAGATGCCCTGCTGCTTCTGGACTACGCATTTTCTACCAACCAAAACTAAACCCACACTATGGAAATCAAGCCCATCGGTAACACACCCTATGTCATCCTGCCCTGTGGCACTGTTGCCCGGAAGCTCAAGCCCATCATCCACAAGGGGCAGCAGCTCTGGAATTTGGGCACAGGCAAGGCCGGCCAGACCAAGCGTATCAACATCACCAATCAGGAAGCGTTGACTTCCTACCTCTCGCTGACCGAAAAGATTGAAAAGAAGTAAGGGACACTGCTTCAGTAGCACAATGGCTGTGCAACTCTTTTGTAAAGAGAAGGCTGCCGGTTCAAGTCCGGCCTGAAGCTCCCCTTTGATAACCCTTTCCCACCAACACCAATGAAAAAGAAACACCAGAAAAAGCACCTGAAGACCCGACCCAAGACGAAGGCCAAGCCAACGCCCAAGGAGAAGCTGCTGCAAGGCAACCTCATCGGGCTGGTTGACCGCCTCTATGATATCAAGACCAACACTGAGGCCAAGTCCTTGAGCAGCAGCAACAGGGAGCAAACGCTTCACTATGCCAAGTTGCTGAAGCGTCAGCTTGATGACCTGCACCCTTTCGCTTCTCCGGCTGTCAATCAGCTGCGTAACCTTACCAATGAAATCATTGCCCGGAATGAGGATAAAACCCTCATCTTCCAAGGTAAGACCTATGTGGTGCAGAGCGTTGAAGAAACCGGATATCCCAGCAGTGGTTTCAAGCGTGTGAAGATTGAAGCCATCTGCCGTGAGCCTTCCCCGAATATGATTAAAGCCCCCTTCTAACCCACCCCCAATACAACAATGCGAAAGCCCAAAGACAGCACGCAACCTGAACAGGTTGAACCCATCAACGAAACCAGCAAGCCTGTCGGCACTCTGCCGGTAATCAGCGACTATGCCCGACAGCTCAGCCCCAATGAAGCGTTGGTGCTGGCAGTCGCTCAGTGCGAGAATGTCGCTGCCGACAAATTCAACCCTCACTTCAAGTCCAAGTATTTCGGGCTTGGTGACCTGCTGGCCGAAGTTAAGCCCATCTTCCTGAAGTATGGCCTGACCATCCTCCAGACGGCCTACACGGAGGAAGGCAAGATTAGCGTGAAGACCGAAGTGCTGCACTTCTCCGGCCATCGGTTTGACTTCAAGGAAATGGGCATCAAGTCCGAAGGCCAAAACCTTCAGCAGCTTGGTAGCGTCACGACCTATCTCCGCAGATATTCCATCAGCACTTTGGCCGGCATCAGTGCCGATACGGACAATACTGATGATGACGGCAACGCTGCCACCCATAAGCCTTACCCTCAGCAAGCCTACGCCAAGCCTTCCCGCCCGGCAGTCAATGCCAGCATCAGCCCGGCTATGCCCACCAAGGCACAAGCCAAGGAAGAAGGCAAGTGGTGGGTAACCATCGGCCTTCTGAGCGTTGACCAAATCAAGGCTGCTGAAGCCATCCTGTGGAAGAAGGGCTGGCTGAAGGAAGGTGAGCTGCTGGAATTCCTGCCTGATGACAAGGTGGAGATGCTGACCGGCAATCCCAAGATGACCCAAGCCTTTATGGAGGCCGTCAACAATGCCTAAGCGTTACCATATCCCTGAGGCTTGGCCTGAAGAGCGTGACAATGGCTCTTGGGTAAAGTGGGAAGACCACCAGAAGGCCATCAGCACCTTTGAGCCTCCGCTGTATGGTTTCGTTACCTTTGCCGGTAAGGAATACCAAGTGTGCCGGATTGCTGCCAAGGCTACTGAAGGTCATTCCCCTGAATTCCCTGACGAAGCTTGCCCTGCCGTAATCGTTAAGGTGATGCTTGTTCCTTTCAACAAAGAGCCTGAAAACTACCACGGCAAATTCAGCGTCCGTGACAATTACTGATATGAAAGACCCAATCAAACTCACCATCAAGTATGGTGACAGCATCCTGTCTGCCGATTATGTCCTATGGGATGACTACAAGCAGCTGCGTGAGCAATTGCAGCGTAGCAAAGACAGCGGACTTTGCTGCATCCGCAGTATGCAAAAGGTCATTGATGACCAGCGTGATGAGCTGAGCAAGCTGCGTGCCCTTGATGTTATCAAGTCAGGCCGGCTGGCTAAGCCTTACGATTATGCCATCCTTGAGGAAGAGAATTCCCTTCTGAAGCAACAGTTGGCCTTGGCCTCTAAGCAGGTCAATGTCGGCCTTCCTTACAGCGATTACCACAAGCTCTGGGAACGGACTAGTGATGCAGAGCGTAAGGTTTCTAGGCTTTCTGACAGCAACAACGATTGGGCTGACCTTTGCCTTGCTCTCATAAAGGCCGGTGACCTGATGGATGAGCGTCTGTCTTGGTTTCCTGACTCTGACAATGCCCTTAACGCCCGGCAAAAGTGGCGTGAAGCCAAGGCATCAAAGCGATGAAACGACCACGCATCCAATTTGACGCTCTTGAGCGTGACCTGTTTTGCAGCGTGCCCTGCCACTGCGGAAGTTTCCGCATCACCGGCTATGCTGACCGCTACTTTTTCGAGCAGGTCAACGCAAAGCCCAAGATGATGGTATGCCCAAAGTGTGGACATAAGCACTCCGTCCAATGGTTTTATGATGGGGTTGAGTGCAAGACTTGGGTTGAAGAGGGAGGCCAACAATGAGCGAACCAAAGCGATATGAGCCTGAAACAAGGTTTCAGGCTTTAGATGGAGAATGGTTTGCAACACCAATGCGTATTGCACCTATTGGCCGTTGGGTTGCTTACGAAGACTACGCTGCACTTAAGGCACAGCTAGACCGGCTTACCACTTGGCAACCTATCGAGACTGCCCCTATGGATGGGACTGCCATCCTTGGCTGTCAGGGCTGGTGCATTGAAGTCACGGCCTACCACAAAGGCACTAAGCCTTACCACCGGAAAGAGGCTTGGGTTGTGGCCAATGATGACGAAGGCTATGCCCAAGACTTCAAGCCTACCCATTGGATGCCACTGCCTAACCCAAACCCTCCGGTCAAAAAGACCAAGAGCAAGCGATGATTTGCCTAGCCATCACAGTAGTCATCTGCGGAACAATCATCATCCTAGCTGCGATGAAAAAACTATGAGCGACCCACAGCGTTTCAGACCCACAGGCAATAGCACTATGGTTTTCACAGGTGACGGAAACTATGTCAGATACTCTGACCATAGGGAGCAGGTTAAACGCCTAGAGCGTAAAGCTTCTAGGCTGTCGCTGGCCATTCAAGCCAAGTGGAAGTTTCAGGATATCATCAATGAAAACAAATCATTGAAGATACAGCTGGCAATCTATGCAGACATTATTGCCAAGGCCGGTCTTGCATCCATAGACCGGGAACACAATATGTGCTGTGATGCTGACTGCGAAAGGATGCAACTGCGTGAAGAAAACGAAAAGCTGAAGTCCCTGCTTGCGTCCATTGATGCCATCCTAAAGGTCTGCTTCTCTCCCATCCCAAAGATAACCCAACACACCAAAAACCGAAATGGTTGAAGATAACTCACAACAGCCCCCGAAGACCACCATCAGGCAGATGCTTGATATTATGGCAGACCTGATTAGCCGGCAGAAGGACATTGCTAGCACCTGCCTTCAGTTGTCACACGACCACCAGAAGACTATCGGTATGCTGGAAAACCTGCACAACCGAAACAAGGATATTGCCAGCATCTGCCGGCAGCTTGATTGGGATAACCGGGAGCTGCGTCTTAGGGTTGATGCCCTAGAGCGTCAGGCTGAGGCTTACCGGAGGAAATACCCCATTGAGTAAGCCAATCAGATACACTGTTGAAGAAGGCCGTGATAGCAACGGAAGCACCAAGCACTTCATCTTGGTCACCGGTGGCCACTTCAAGCATAGCCCCGGCTTCCTGTCTTGGGATGGCCTACTGCTCCGGTTCGACACCAAGACGGATGCTGCCCTTTTCTGCCAGCTGGCCAACACCGGCTTCATTGACTTTCCTTTCTGCAAACCAACCAACACACCCAAACACAATGATAACTAAACAAATGATTGATGCTCTGCCCACTGCCAATTGGTCTAGGGCTGACTATGATGCTTGTCCTAACCTGAACCAATCCGCTGCCAAGCTTCTCTTGGTCAGCCCGGGGCACTTCAAGGATTACCTGACCCAGCCCCGGAAGGAAACAGCAGCCCTGCGGATGGGGAAGCTGGTGCATATGGCTACCCTAGAGCCTGAGCGTTTCAGCACAGAGCTTATCACCATCCCTGAGGATGCCCCTAAGAAGCCCACGGAGAAGCAGCTTAACGCTAAGAAGCCCAAGCTGGAACACCTTGAGGCCAATGCTTGGTGGGATAACTTCAATGAGCTGGCCAAGGGTAAGACCATCGTTGACCTTGATGAGCAGCAGGACGCTAAACATATGGGCGTTGCCCTGCTCAGCGAAATGGAATATTGGGGAGTTAACCCGATTGCCCGGGAGCTGTCCGTTGTCTGCAATTATAGCGACATAGACCTGAAGGGGCAGCTTGATATTGTCACTGCCGATGGTTGGATTTATGACTTGAAGACCTTTGAGAAGAAGCTGAGCAAATACACTGTGCGTAGCTCAGTCTATAAGTATGGGTATCAATTCCAAGCAGCCTATTACTGTCTGCTGTTCAAGCAGGTGTTTGGCTTCCGGCCTCAGGGCTTCCGTATGGTCTGCGTGGAGAAGCACAGCCCAAACGCTACCGGCATCTATGAAATCAGCGGGAAACTGCTGGCCGAAGGTATGGCACAGGTCAATCAAGCCTTTGACAGCTACAAGGCGTGCAAGGCTTTCGACAGCTGGCCGTTGTATCCCAAGCAAATCAACATCCTTGAGCCTTATGAAGATAAGGATGAGGTTGAAGCCATCACCTTTGCCTGACCTATGGACGCTGTAACTACAAGCTGGCTGAAGATTGCCGGGCTGCTGACTGTGGCTGCTATTCAGGTTGGCCTTCTTATCTTTGCCTTCAAAGGTCTGAAGCAGTGCAAGGTATTGGTCAAAGACCTGCTTGCAGAGCAGGAAGAAGCCAAGGCCAACGATAAGCCCAAGGCTGATAGCTATTCTTACAAGGAATATAACCCAAAGGATAAGGCAACAGCCAACAAGGATTATAAGCCCGGTGCTTACTTTGACTGTGATGCCAACACCTTTAAGCCATTGCTCAAGCCGGTCTGGGTTGCTGAAGCCCGGAAGCCCAAGGAAGGTGACGGAACATCCATCTACTTCTTCCATCTGAAAGGCCGGCAGTTTACTCCCAACGGCCTCATCCTAGGTGAGTGCTACCTTTACAGTGGAACAGGCAAATGCTTTGTGACCACCACAGACCCCAAGACGGCACTGCTTATCCAGCAGCTGCTGAATGACGGCAACCTTACCACCAACGATATCAACAACAAATCCACTACCAATGACCTACAATAACACCAACCGGCCTAAGCTCACAGCCATCACCAATCCCGGTGACTATGTGGTTAAGGTCTGCCGTATCCGTGACGAAGACATTTCCCAGACCCAGAAGGGTGATGCCAAAATCAAGGTGCTGATGACCACCAAGGATAGCCAGAAAATCAATGATGTATTCTTTGCCAGCACTGATGGTGCTTTGAAGCGTGCAGCTGCCTTTGTCAGCACAGCCACAGGCCAGAAGGTCGGTCTGCCTGTCCGGTCTGCCGATGGCCTGAAGTCCTTTCTGGCCAAGGCTGAAGGCAGCTGGCTTAAGGTAACTGTCGTAAAGGAAAGCGTCACCTTCTCTGACGGCACTACCAAGGATATCTGCAAGGTGACCAAGTTTCACAGCTTCACCCAACAGGTTGACACCACGGAAGCCCCAGAATTCTAAACATAGGTTGACCAGCTGCCACCCCAAGGGCAGCTTGCTGACCACCTAAGACCCAATGACAACCCACAAAGCAAGGGTGCTGGTAGCCTGTGAGCTATCAGGCACTGTGCGTGACGCTTTCACAGCAAAAGGCTTCTATGCTATGAGTTGTGACCTGATGCCAAGCGACCAACCCGGGGCACACTATCAAGGTGACGCTCTCGACATTATCAATGAAGGCTGGGACTTGATTATTGCCCACCCTCCTTGCACCTATCTTTCCAAGGCCGGTGCTAGGTGGCTTTATCGTGCAGGTGAAATCAACCAAGACAGGTTGCAGCAGGGCTATGAAGGTAAGGCTTTCTTTGAGGCTATGCTTAACGCTGACTGCCCTAGGATTTGCGTTGAAAATCCTACGCCACTTAAGGTGTTCAATCTACCCCCCCCCCAACAAATTATTCAACCATATGAGTATGGTCATCCGTATTCTAAACGGACTTTGCTTTGGCTTAAAAACCTTCCGCAACTCATCCCAACCAATGTGCTTGCTGAATTCAGGCCATACCTGCCGTCAAACACAGGCGGGAAGAAAAGAGGACAAAGCTACTCAATCGGCATCAGCAAAAACGCAAAGCAAAGCAGCAAGACCTTTGAAGGCGTTGCTGAAGCTATGGCCGACCAATGGGGCAAACTGCTATGACAACACATAAAGCCCCAAGCCAGCTGCCCCCATCTGACTTGGATGCCGAAAGGACTGTGCTTGCATCTATCCTAGTGGATGCAGGACAGGCCAACGGCATACTTAAGATTTGTGCCGAGCTAAACCTTCAGCCGGCCACATTCTTTGAACCCAAGCACCAGACCATCTACCAAGCCTGTCAGCAGATGCTGGCCGAAGGCATCAACCCGGATGAGCTGACCCTTGGCAACCACCTACGCAGCACCCTAGCCCTAGAGCAAGCCGGAGGTGTGGCCTACATCAATGAGCTGACGGCAACCCTGTTCAGCCCATCCCCTAACATCAGGCCGGCTATCGGCATCCTGTCAGAGAAGCACCAAGCCCGGCAGCTCATCTACATTGCCCGGGACATTACAGCCAAGGCTCTCTCTGGGGCGTTTAAACCCTCAGAGCTAGCCACATCCTTCCAAGCCCAAGCCAAGGCTCTCCTAGAGGCAAGCACAGGCCAAAGCACCACACAGCGGATGGCCTTGGAAGACCTGATGGCCTTTGACCGGCACAATGACCCTAACAACCTGATTGGCAACCGGTGGCTATGCAAGGGTGGCAGTCTGCTCTTCTCTGCCCAAGCCGGCTGCGGGAAGTCCACCCTAGTTACATCTATGCTGGTCAATTGGTCGCTAGGCAAAGCCCTCTGGGGCATCAAGCCGGTCAAGCCCCTGCGGATAGTCCTGCTGCAATCGGAAAATGACGGAGGGGATTTAGGGGAGCAGTGGCAGGATATCCTAAAAGACCTTTACCTGACCCAAGCTGAACGGCAGATGCTGTTTGAAAATGTCTTCATCTACCGGGAGGCCGTGAAGACAGGTGACGCTTTCGGCCAGCTGATTGAAGACCTAGTTAAGACCCATAGTGCAGACCTATTGGTTTGCGACCCCCTGCTGGGGTTCGCCGGTGGGGATGTATCCAAGCAGGAGTTTTGCAGCCACTTCCTGCGTCACATCCTTCAGCCCTGCCTGATGCGGACAGGCTGTGCCCTGATTGCCGTCCACCACCAAAACAAACCCCCTAAGAAGGGTGATGGCAATGTGCAGTCCACCTATGATTTTACAGGAAGCAGTGAGCTGGCAAATTGGTTCAGAGCTACGGCCATCCTTAGGCGTGAAGACCAAGAGCAGCCCCACTTCATCTTCAAGCTTGGCAAGCGTGGAGGCCGGGCAGGGATGCGGGATGGCCAAGGTATGTTCACTGAGTCACTACGTATCCGGCACAGCAAGGTCAGAGGGGAAATTAAGTGGGAGATTAACAACGCCCCACCCCCCACTGAAGATGTGTGATTTTATCACACTTAGGCCGACCTTAACATCAGCTTAACATTGCTTAACATTTGTTAAGATAAACAAAAAGACTGTTTATCTAATCGTTTGCAGACCCCATATGACCACCCCTATTTTGTCCCTAGTCCTAGGTTGGCACAGACCTATTACCCTAAAGGGTAATATAAAGGCTTTACCCCTTTGGGGCTTTAACGCTTCGCTAGCCCCTAGGGGATGCAGCCTTTACCCAACCCCTGCCCCTTTGCGTGTATTCTATGCCTAAGAAATCCCTAAGACAGCTTTGCCGGCTTCAGCATTGGAAGAGGCAATGGAAGACCAACACTGAGGCTATGAAGGCCAATCTTGATGGCCTGATTGCCTCTAGGAAGGCTTTGAAGGAAAGAAAGGCATCAACTGTCAGCCAAGTCATCAAAAGGCTTCCTAGGGCATTTGAGGCAGTAAAGAGCAAGCAGCTGATGGCTGATGCCCTGATTGCCCAAGGGCTAGAGCCATCCAAGGCCAGACTTAAGAGGCTAAGGGTCTATGCTGTCAGGTATGGTCATCTGACCTATGACAAGGCCAAGAAGTTATGGTTAAACTCTCTGGTTGACTAGACATAATAAATCACCACACAGAGAAGCACAGGTGGGCTTGCTGAACGATTGCTGCTGACCCATTTAAGCGTTAGCGGGAATTAGCCGGCAAGCCTCACCTCCCTTCCTTGTGGCATCAGACCCAATCAAACGCAGAAAGAAGGCACACCTTCAGCACCTGAGAGATGGGCGGGAGGAAGAAGCAGCCTTTGACGCTTGGTGGGATACGCTGACAGCTGAGCAACAGGCAACCTATCGGGGGCTTAATCCCCCAATCATTCCTTACAGGGAAATGCCTATGCCTAGGTTTGCCTTCCCTATCTATGCCAATGACACCAAGTATGCTACCGATGACCCACGCCGGCAGACTGAAGGCCAAGAGTCAGATGGCTGGGTAACAAGGGAGCGTGTGCAGGAGATAGTCAGTGATGTGCTGACTATGCTTGGTGCAAGCAGTGACAAGGCTGTGCAAGCTCACTTTGATTTGGTCAGGATAATCCTTCAGTGCCCTGATGCTCCCACACAATCAGCGTTGGCAGAAAGGCTGGGGCTTACCAAGCAAGCTGTGTCTGTCAGAGTGAAGAAGCTGGTGGCCTATGCCGGCCTGACTGCTCCCGGTCTGCTCTCTAGGATTAAACAGGCAGCACCTGCTGAAGATTATAATAAAGATTTAAATGAGGCTAATCGATTGGATATGACTGAAGGGGTGCATAAGAAATCTATTCCCACCCCCGCCCAAGGGCGTGGGGCATCCACCACCGCCAAAAAACGCAAGGGCAGTGCGTCAAATTGTTCCGAAACCCACTAGGGTTTGTCCGGGCACGCTGAAACAATCATTTGCAATCAATGACACAAAAGGAATTAGCTAAGCTGCTTGGTCTATCCATCGGCACAGTCAGCAAGAAATGCCAAGAGGGTATGCCAAAGGATTTGGAAGGGGCTAAGGCGTGGATAGAGCTACGCAAGGCCAACCGGCACAGGAAGCTTCCGCAGCCCAAGGCACAGGCCAAGGTTGCCGAAGTGCCACCGGCCTTGAAAGGGCTGACAGCCGGCACGCTGAGCTACGCCTTGGCACAGCACCGGATGCTGGTTGACCGGGCTAGAGAGACTTACCTTGCAGCCATTGAAGGGAATGACCCTGCCCAAAACAAACTTCAGTCAGCCTACAACAGCAGCCTGAAGACCTTGATTGACCTAGAGGATGAAGAGAAGAAGAGAGCCATTGACGCTAGGGAATACATCAAGCTAACGGAGGCACAGGAAGTGATTGAGAAGTGGACTGCCCGGGTAGGCCAGAAGTGGGATAAGTTAGAGCTTGAGGCAGCTGAGCAGTGCAATCCTGACCGGCCTGAAGTGGCACAGAAGGCGTTGCAGAAGTGGACGCTGGAAGCCCGCAAATCCCTTTCTACTCCCCAGCTATGACCGAACAGGAAGCCCGGCTGATTAAGGCAGCACAGGCCATCATCAAACCTAGTTACTCTGGGGATGTGGTGCAGTGGCTTGAAGACAATGTGAATGATGTTCCTGATAGCCCTATCCGTGGGAAGCTTAACCTAAGCCGGACACCTTGGATAGCTGAGGCTTTGCGTATTGGGACAGACCCTGAAACCAAGCTGCTGACCATCCTTGCCAGCACGCAGTCCGGCAAATCCCTGTTTGCCCGGCTCTATTCCATCTGGCAAATCATCAACGCCCCTGCCCCATTTATGATGCTTCAGGCCAATGACCCTGAGGCTAAGGACTTCTTCCTGCGTTATGTCCGGCCACTGTGGAAGCAGACCCCGATTGTTCAGGCTATGCTGTCTGAAGGGGATAACGACAAAAGCACAGTGGCTGACTTCAGCAATGGGGTGACAGTCTATTGCCGTGGGGCTTGGAATGAAAACAACCTGCAACGCCTGAGCTTGCGGACAGTCATCATTGACGAAGCTTGGCTAGTCCCAAGGGGTCACATTGCTGAGGCTATGGCACGCACACAAAGCTTCAGCTTTATGGGGCGTGTGATTGTGATGAGTCAGGGGGGCAATGATGGGGATGAATTCCACACCCTGCACAACGGCACAGACCAGCGTAAGTGGTGCTTCAGCTGCCCGGCCTGTTCCTATGTCCAGCCTTGGGATTGGGCTATGGTCAGATTTCCAGAAGATGCCAAGGTTGGCGGGATGTGGGACTTCCAGAAGGTGGAAGCCGGCACAACCTATGAGTGCTGCAATTGCAATGTCCGTCTGAAGGATACACCCGGTGTCCGGGCTGAGGCTAACCGGATTGACCGGGGTGCAAAGTTTGTGGCAAGCACTCAAGCCAGCAGCTGGGGTAGCGTTGGCCTTCATTGGAATTGTTTGTGCAACAGCAGCTGGGGCAAGGAAAGCGTCAAGCTCCTTAAGGCTAAGGAAAGTGCTGACCTTTATGGGGATGATGCCCCACGCAGGGTGTGGAAGCAGAAGCGTTTGGCTCAGGCTTGGTCAGAGGATGGTGGGGAAATGGTAGCCCAAGCACAGGCTGGGGATTACTCCCTTGGGGATGCTTGGGACTTGGAAGCCAAGATTACACCTGAGGCCGGCATTGTGGACATTCACAGTGCAAACATCCCTGAAGGCTCAGTGCCGTTCAGGACGCTGGCCGTAGATGTGCAGCGTGGACACCTATGGGCAGAAGTAAGAAGTTGGGCTAAGACCGGTCACAGCCGGTTAAGGTGGTATGGCAAGCTTGAGACTTGGCAGCAGGTTGATGACTTGGCCAAGACACACCAAGTGCATAAAGCCCTTGTGGGGGTTGACTGTGGTGACCAGACCCAAGAGGTCTATGCACAGTGTGCAGCTAAAGGATGGAAAGCCCTTAGGGGTAGTGGTCAGGCTGACTTCACTGTGCAGGACTTTGGAGGCAAGACCACCAAACGATTTTACTCTGACAAGCAGCTTATCTTTGTCCCCGGCCAGCAACGCAGGTGTGAAATGATTGTGCATAGCAACCTTAGCACCAAGGATTTTCTGGCAGGATTGCAGAAACGCCGGCTGCATACATACCCCCGGAATGTCCCTGAAGACTATGTGCAGCAGCTGACTGCCGAAGTCCGGGTGAAGGATAGCCGGACAGGGAAGCCCCATTGGATTATGCCGGCTGGCAAGACCCACGGAAACCACGCTTGGGATTGTGCCCTGATGGGTCTTATCCTTGCAGTCCGTTGGGGTATCATTGGCCGTGAGGCTACTGAGGCAATGACGGCAGATGCCAAACAGGAAGACGCTAAACCAGAAGCAGGTTGACAGTATGACTATGGCAAACACATTCCTTGTAAGTCACACCTTGGGTAGAAGTGATGTAGGGTCTTCATATGCGTTGCTTGGGGCTATCCAAGGTGTGACCCTCAATTGACTTAGGTTGCACTTTAAATGGCTTCCGGCATTTTCATTGGGCTACCTGTCCTAACCCTTGTGGCAATGAGGGATGCAGCTTTGGCAGAGCTGACTACCGGACTTGTCACAATCAATTACTCTGACAGCGGAACATCCGTTGGGAAGACTGTGACTATGCCGGCCAAAGAGCGTTATGCCGAAGCTTGCTTTGCCCTATCCGTTGCAGACCCTGCCACCTATGGTGAAAGGACAACAGTAATCCGACAGGATTGGAGCAACCTTCAGGATTAACCTTTTATGGCTAAGAAAGCAGAGCGTATCATCAAGACAACGGCAGAGGCTACCCAGACTAAGAAGCTGGCTGGCTCTCAGCAGTTTACCAGCATCCAGAATAACGGCAACCGGGCTGCCATCTACGGCACTGCCGTTGATTTCAGCGTGGACTATACGCCCACAGACCGGCTGGAAATGATTAAGCGTCTGCGTTATGGTGAAAGAAACTGTGGCCTAGTCCGTCAAATCTTCAGTGACTTTGTTACCTATGTTGTAGGTGACGGCCTTACCCATCAGTCACATTGCTCTGATGCTGTGAAGGCTGCGAAGTATGAAGAAGCCTTTACCATTGCTGCAAAGAATTTGGACATTTCTGGACGCTTCAGCTGGGTGGAGATTATGCGTATCCTGCTTAGGGGTGCTATCCGGGATGGGGACAGCTTTGGCCTTTTCGTAAAGGATGAGGAAGATGCCCCTAAAATCCAGATGCTGGAAGGTCACCGGGTTGGAAATCCCACTGACCGACCTGTGCCTGATGGGATGATTGATGGTGTGCAGTTTGACAGCATTGGACGCATCAGGGCTTATAACATCCTTGAGGCCAATGGTAAGAGCAAGCTGCGTGAGGCTTCTTCTGTCCGTCAGATTTGTGAACAGGACTATTCTTCTGGTAGCCGGGGACTTCCCCTGCTTCAGCATAGCTGGTCTGATATTCAATCAGAGGATGAGCTGCTGAAGCTTGAGATGCTGGCTGTCCGCAATGATGCGGACTTTACCCGGGTGCTGAATAAGCAGGGTGGCTTTGTGGCCGGCCAGCTGAAGGAAGAAATGGGTGGTGGTGGCAGCGGGAACAGCGAAGGACTAGCCCGAAAACTTGGTGGCAAGCTTGCTGTGCTTGAACCCGGTGAAAGCCTTTCCAGCCTAGAGAGCAAGCGACCCAGCAATAACTTTGTGGCTTTCCTTGAGGCCGTCCAAAAGGACATTGCCCGGGGAACAATCCCCTATGAATTCACCAGCAATCCGGGTCAGGCCGGTGGTGCTGCCCTGCGTTTGATTGCAGCCAAGGCTGACCGAATTTTCTCCCGCTGGCAGACCATCCTGATTGAGAAGCTTTGCACGCCTGTCTATCTGTATGTTATCGGCACAATGATTGATAAGGGTGAGCTTCCGGACAGCCCCGATTGGTGGAAGGTCAGCTGGACTACCCCCAAGCGTCTGACCATTGACGCTGGCCGGGATGCTGCTTCTGACCGGGCTGATGTGGAGCTTGGCCTTCTGTCTATGTCTGAAATCTATGCACAGCGTGGCCTAGACCTGCGGACTGAAATGACCAAGCGTGCTGCTGACTTTAAGTTTATTATGCAGCTGGCAGAGCAGGAAGGCATCCCGCTTTGGACGCTTTACAAGCCCGGCTTCAATTGGTTGCAGACAGGTCAAGGCAAGCCCACAGCTGCCGAAGTGCAGATGGGCGGGATGACTCCAAACCCTGATAACCCTCCCACTGACCCCAACGCCTGAAGCTATTAAAGCAAAACCAATTATCATTTAATTATGCGTAGCCTTATTAAAGCCATCAACGGCCAGAAGCCTTTTCTGATTGATTACCAGATTGCCCAACAGCATCTGGCCACAACGGAAAAGCTAGGCTTTACTGACCTAATCACCAAGTGGCTTGGTGAGTCTCCCAAGCCCTATCAGGTTGGTGGCACATATGTCATCCCAATCAATGGTGTAATCGGCAAGGGGCTTAGTCCCATTGAAGCCATCGGTGCTACCGATGTTGAAGTGGTAGATGATTGGATTGACCAAGCTGTTGCTGCCAATCCTCAGCGTATCGTTTTCAACATCAATTCTGATGGTGGCACAGTGGATGGTGTCGAAGAATTGGCTAACAAAATCCGCAACCTGAAAGTGCCAACAATTGCTTTCGGAACATCTATGAACAGCAGTGCCTATTGGATTGGCAGTGCTGCTGACCGGGTTGTTGTTACCCCTTCTGCCAGCGTTGGCAGCATTGGTGTCTTTGCCGTTGTGAAGGATTTGTCCGAACAGGCTAAGGCTATGGGCATCACAGTTAAGGTGTTCCGGTCTGATGAGCTGAAGGGCATTGGTGTTCCCGGCACGCAGATTACATCAGCACAGGAAGCCTACCTGCAAAAGTCCGTCATTGATACGGCCAATGTTTTCAAGGCTGATGTGAAGATGAAGCGTAAGATGGTTGCCGATGCCGACCTTACAGGTGCTTCTATGTCTGGCCGTGAGGCTGCACAGAAGGGCTTGGCCACAGGGCTTGTCGATAGCTTCAAGGTGCTGATGGCTCAGCTTGAGCCGGGCTTTAAGGCCAACACCAAGTCCGCTGTGAAGACCACAGGCAAGATGGCTCTCAAGGCTCAGGCCAGCGAAGATACAGCCACTGAAGCCACAACTGAGAATGACGGCCTTACGCCCCGGCAGCGTTACCTTGTTGATGAGCTGGAAGGCGTGGTTGAAACCTTTGGTGAATTCAACCAGACAAGCAAAGCTGATGGGGCACACTATGTGGCTGCTTCTCCTTTTGTGAAGCAGGGCTTGGTTTGTTCAAACTGTGTGTTTTTCCAAGGTGGCCGGAAGTGTGGTCTGGTGTCTGGTGACATTGACCCCAATGCCATCTGCAAGCTTTGGGTCATCCCTGAAGCCTTGGTTAAGGAATGACCATTTGACTCTTGTTGCATAAATAAGATGCCTAACGAAACCACATCCCTTACGCCTGAAGCTCAGGTTGAAAAGCTGGCCACATCCCTTACCGGCCTTCAGGCTGAGAAGGCCGACCTTCAGAAGTCCTTTGAAGCCCTTGCCTCTGAGAAGATGGCCATTGCTGATGAGGCCACAAAGCTGAAGGCTGAGTTTGAAGCACATAAACTTAAGGCCGAAACCGAAAAGGCTGAGCTTTCCAAGCTGCTTGCTGAGGCTCAGGCCAATCAGGTCACTGCTTCCAAGGAAGCTGCCAAGGTTATCTCTAGCCTTGGTATGAAGCCGGTTGATGTTTCCCCTGCCGACAAGCTTGCCTCTGAAGAAGCTGCTGATGCTAAGAGCATCTGGACTGCCTTCCTCAAGCTTCAACCCGGCACAGACAAACAGGCTTACTTCCGTAAGCATAAGGCCATCCTTGACCCTCTGGGTCTGTCCTAATATTTCCACACTTAACCTAACCTAATAACCTAATACTATGAGCAATACTTTCTCGGCAGCCCCGGCTGCTCTTTCCGAAATCATCCTTCCCGGCCTGAAGGGTCGCTTGGGCTTCCTCCCGGCCTTCAGCACCAACCTCACCACACGCACAGTGGGCAAGACCATTCAGGTCAACCTTGTGTCCGGTGGTGCTGCTAAGGAATTCTCCAAGGCCAATGGTGGCTATAAGGAAGGTGACGATGCCAATCTGACTGCCGTTCAGGTGACGCTTAAGCACCTGCACAGCACTAAGGAATTCACCCCTGATGAAGTGGGTGAGTATGGTGAAGAATACCTTGCCCGGGCTTTCGTCCCTGAAGCCATCAACCAGCTTGTGAAGAAAGTTCACGCTGAAATTGGTGGCGTGCTTCTTAACGCTAACTTTTCTGCCAACGAAGTCATCACAGCTGCTAACTTCAACTACTCTCAGGTTGTTGACCTTAACACTGACCTGAATGACGCTAAGGCCGGTGACCCTCGCTGCTTGCTGGTCAATGGTGCTTATGCCGGTGCTTTGCGTAAGGATGCGACCCTTGTTGCCCCGATGCAGAACGGCCAGCAGAGCCTTGTTGGTTCGGGTCTTATCGGCAATATCTCGGGCTTCCAAGTCTTTGAGTTTACCGACCTTCCGACCAACGCTGAAAACCTTGCTGCGTTTGCCTGTGGTGCTGATGCGTTGGCTGTCGGTATGGCTGCCCCCTATATCAGCAACACCTTCCCGGGTGAAGTCTCCACGGCCACTGACCCTTCCGGTCTGTCGGTTCAGGTGCTGCGTGCCCAAGACCAAGACGGCATCCTGCGTCTGACAGCGACCATCCGTTTTGGTGTCAAGGCTGCTCGGGCTACTTCCGGCAAGCGTATCAAGACTGCCTAAGCCTAGCAGCTTAGAAACAACGGCCTCCATCTGCGTAGCGGATGGGGGCTTTTTGTTTGTCTGCCCTAGTCAGGACATACCCCAGCCATCCTAAGGGCTTACTGTGGCATCCTAGGTGGCAAGGATTGGCGTTTGTCGGAAGGTGCATCTATGATGGATGCCAATTTTGCAGCTATGAAGCTGGCCGATGCTCAGGCTATGTCCGCTGAGGCCGGCCAGACTGTGACTATCAATGCCGTCAATTATGCCTGTATGATTGAGGATGCCACCCTTTCACCTGCCTTTGAGATTGGCGGGATTACAGATAGGATTGATGCCGTCATCAAAATTCCTGCCACCACTGCTGCCCTAGCAGCTGCAACCTATATGGCCATTGGTAAGAAGGTCACTTGGGATGGCCGGGTTTATCGCATCGTTTCAAAGTCCACCAAGCCGGGCAGCGGATGGGTGAAGCTCAGCTGTCAGGATGCAGACCAACACTGATGGCTGATGTTGAAATCATCGTTGACCGCACTCTTGTCGATAGGCTCAAAAAGGTCTATGGTGACTTTGCCGATTACACCCAGCAGCTGACCAAAGACTTGGTTAAGGAAGAAGGAGCTTTGACCTGCCGTGAAGCCATCAATTATAGCCCCCCTTTAGATGGCAAAGCCGGAGGCAAAGGGGATAAGAAGATTGCCGAAAGATGGGGAAACTATGCCGTTGAAAATGACATTAAGGCTGTTGTTTCTGATGACAGCAAAAGCCTAGCCACTGCCGTAAGCTCTGGCAGCAATGCCCGGCAGAAATTCAACAAGTGGAGGTCTGGAAAATCCCCTGCCGTCTCAGGCATTATCAAGAAAATCTGGGAAGACCAAAATGCGGAGCGTGCCTTTAAGAAAGCCCAAAACCTATTTGGCCGTTGGGCTGGCCAGCGTCTTAACCTAATCCAAAACGAAACTGAGCTAAAGCTTAGGCACGAAAGGATTAGGGCTAACTACAAGGGACGCATCCGAAAGAATGGTGCTGTTAGCCCATTGGGTGGCATCAAGGGTGAAACCCCTGCCTATGCCGATAGGAAGCTGATTGAGTCCTACATCAAGAAGCGTCAGCTGAAGGTTGGCTATATGAAGGCCGGCTGGGTTGATGCCATCAACAAGATTGGAAAGCCCAAGGTCAATGGGGTTGAAAAGACCTTTGGCCTTCGCAAGCTACCCACTTGGATTACCAGACACAAGGTAGGTCACGGAGGCGTTGGCCTGAATGTCTATGAGGGTGCTGGAACAAACAATGTGATTATGAAGGTCAGGAATGACTTAGCCAATATCTTTGGTGTTGGATACCTAGCCGGAACAAAGACCTATGTTATGGCAGTCCGGGCTGGGAAGATGACCAAACGGATGAACCATTTTATGCGTGCAGCCATTAAGAAGGCTAACAACAATCAATCACCTACCTGACCTATGCCGTCCAAATCTCCCCTAAATATCGTTGAAGAAGCAGTGTCCGCAGCCCTGAAAGCTGAGGCTACGCTTGCCGGCCTGACCATCTATCGTGGTGAGGAAACCAGCGAGCTTACTCTGCCGGCCATTATCGTCAGCTGTGAGACTGCCCAACCTGCCCCTGACATTGCACAGGGTCTAGGAAACTATTTGTGCAAGGTATCCGTTGGGGTGGTTCACAACATTGATGATAATACGGAGACAGACCACCGGAACATTACACAGGAAGTGATGGGCATTGTAGATAATGTGACCAAGATTAAGGCTGCTTTCACGGCCATTGGGGATGCCACCTGCTATGACACCACCCTGCAAAACCTTAACTACAAGCCGGGTGATAGGGCTTTTACATCAAACCTTGATTATGAAATCCTAATGGTGCTAGCCCCTGCATGACCGGGCTAGGTTGTTTGACTTGGGGTGCATATTAAAGCACTTCCTATGTCCAACACAACCAAGGGCACAGCCCATATTTACGGCGTTAACGGCACTGTCACAGGTCTTACAGTCCAAAGCTACACAGTCACTACATCTTGGGCTAATGCGGATGAAGTTACCAATTCCGTTGGTGAAGTCATTGCTGTCCGTTATTCCGACAAGCGAACAAACCTGACCATTGAAGGTCTTGTGCCTACAACCTATGGTGCTGCCATTGGTGATGCCCTTACCTTCACAGGCAACGGCATTGCCTTCACAGCCGGCCACATCACCCAGATTGAAGAGCGTGGTGAGGCCAAGGGCTTTATGCGTATCAGCGTCACTGCCGTTGACTTTGAAAACATTGCTTAAGGCTGGTTGACAGTCTGGCAGATAATTAGACGCTGGTTGGCATAATGGCTGACCAGCGTTTTTTTAATGCGTTTTTAACCCCGGCTAGGACAATCATTTTACGGAAGAGGCTTAAGCCTTTTAGCCTTAAGCATCGGATATTCCTTGAAGGCATTGGCAGTCCATACCTTCAATCAGATAAGGAGATTAGCCCGGCTGACCTAATCATTGCACTTAAGATTTGTGCCGATGAAAGCCTAGATAGCTTCAGCCTTTGGGATAGGTGGATTGGGATACGGATGACCCTATCAAAACAATTCTTCGCAGATGCTTCTCTGAGCTTTGTCAGGTATGTGAACCAGCCAGATACATACCCGAAGTTTTATGAGAAGAAGGAAGCCGGGTCTTCGCAGGAGCAGATGCCTTGGCAGTTATCTATATTGGCTACCCTTATGAGGAATGGGGTTAGCTATGAAGCAGCAATGACTATGCCTGAGGCCAAGGCCATCTGGTTATCCACTGCCTTCAACATTCAGGCTGGTGCAAAGCTTCACCTGCTGACCACTGATGATGAAGAGCTGATTGAACAGCTGACAGCTGAAATGGCCAATGGGAAACCTGCCTGATTGACTAAATGGCAAAACTAAAGACACCCTAAAACTATGGCAGACGGACTAGAATTCACGATTTCGGCCAAAGACCAAGCATCCAAGGCCGTCAGCACTGTTCAGAAGAAAATCAATGACCTTGGGAAAGACTTGGCCAAAGGCTTCCTTTCCTTTGCCGGCCCTATGGCAATTGTTCAATCGGCCATTGGCTATGTGACCGATGCCATTGAAGAGCATAAAAAGAAAATGGCTGAAGCTTTTGAAGCCTATTCAACCATTGGTGACAAGGCTGCTGATATTGGCGTTGCAGCTGATGAATTCATTAGGCTTCAAAACGCAGCTGATGCTTCCGGGTCTTCCGTGGATAAGGTGGGCAAACTGTTCAAGGAAGTCACGGCCATCATCCAACAGGCCACAGTCTCAGGCAGCGACCAAGAGCGTATGCTTAAGGCTTTGGGCTTCTCCGCTGAAGAGATTGCATCAGGTCTTCTTAAGCCAACGGAAGTCATCAAGACGATGGCCGACACCCTGAACAGTGCCACAGGAAATACGGAGAAATTTAGCGTAGCGACAGCTATGCTTGGTGATAAGGCTGCCGAACTTATCCCTTTGCTTACCAAGGCTGACAATATCCTAAAGGGATATGGTGAAGACCCGGGCATTTCCAAGGAAGAGATTGCACTGCTTGAGCAGCAGAAGCTGGCCGACAAGCAAAAGGAAAACCAAGAGAAAGCTGCGATGGCCAGAAAGCGTGCCTTAGAGGAAGCCCGGAAAAACCCGGAAGTTATCGCTGAATACAACAAGCTTTTCCCTAGGGTGCTGACTGAAGAGCAGATGAAGCAACGATATGGAACAGAAGAAGAGGCTAACAAGGCTGGTTACTCTAGGGCTACAAGCTTCAAGGAGGGATATCGTCAGGCTGATGTTTTTACGAAAACAAATCTTTCACAAGATGCTGAGATTTTACAGGCTTTGCAGAATGTAGAGGAAAGAAAGCGTCAGGCCAGAAAGGACACTGTTGATGCAGCCAACAGCGAAAAGGCTGCTGAGCTTCACAACCTTGAAATGAAGAAGCTTAATGATGAGGCTATGCGTATCCTTGAGGCTGAATGGGCTGACCAAGCCAAGACTACGGAGAAAGAAGATGAAGACGCTTTGAAGAAGCGTAGAAAAGACCTTGGTGAATTGCTGGACGCTGAGCAGAAGGCCAAGGATGAAACAGCCAAGGATGCTGCTAAGAAGGCTGAGAAGGCCAACAGGCTGACAGTCTCTAGCCTCCGTGAGATTGGTGGTGCTGTCGCTGGTGAATTCCAGCCCGGCACAGCAGCCCCTGTTGTTGACTACCAGAAGGAAAGCCTGAATGTTGAACAGCGTATTTTGCTAGAGCTTGAGAAGCTAAATAACATCTTCAATGAAAACAAGCGTCCCGGTGTGGACTTCACCAAGGATACGACTTCTACCACCTTCATTTCCTAACCTATGCCAATTGACTCTAAAGGTAACAAACTTACCACCCTTCAGCTTCAGCCCGGCTGGGTCATTGAAAATGATGGCTCAGGTCTGCTGACTTCCCGGCTGACCTTCCGTTGTGATGCCTCCGTTGTGGAGGCTAAGAAGCCTAAGGATAATGAAGCCCACCCAAAGGATGGCCGGCTGCTCTGCCACAGAGCTTCCTATGTCATCAATGAAAATGACATTGCCACCATTACTGCTGAGTATGTCGGCCTTGCTTCCGGCAACATCACAAAGGTAGTTATCACAGGTGACAATGCCTTGAGCAGTCAGCCTATCCAGACCCATCCTAAGTTTTACAAGGGGACTGTGGGACAGACCGGGAAACCCCTTAAAGACCTTGGTTGGGATGAGGCTACGCAGTCTTTCCCTGAGTCTAATTCTGATGCCATTTCCTATTCATTGGTTGGCATTAAATCCTACCAAGCACCTGACCTGCAATATACCGGGACTTACTACACAAACAGTAAGGCATTGCTCTTGGATAATCAGAAGATGGTTGGTAAGACATTCCAGACCATTGCCGGCTCAAATGATACAATCGTTGTGCCTCCAATCCTTGCACCAATCAGCCAATACCATCTGCGTTATGGTTTTGTTACTGCCGTCAACTATGAGCAGTATGCCAATGTTTTCAAAGTCCGTTACACCTTCCGTGTGGCCACAGGTGGCTGGCATAGCTTCATCTACGAAACACACAATTGATGAGTAATAAAATCCAGCAAGGCGTTGGATACACCTATCAATCTGATAGCCGGGGCTTTTCGTTGCAGATTGAGCAGCAGGGACGCAGACGGCATCCCTTGCAGGTGTTCAGCAATCCTGACAACGGAAGCCCTGCCATCAGCGTCTGGCCGGGGACAGTCAATGGGGCTATGCCTAAGATTGGTGGGGCTTACCTTGATGCCACTACAAGGCCGAAGCTGTCCATTGGCAGCAGTGGCTATGTCTATGTTAAGGTTACTAGGGCAACAGGGCAGGTATTCCCTAGCACCATTGATATTGAGTTTGCCAGCACTGTGCCGGCAGACACCAGCACCATTGGTTACTTTTCCATTGCCAGCATTACCAAGACAGGAAACAGCCTGACCATCAACCAGCTTGTCAGCCAGAGCCTCATTGTTGGCCGTCAGGCTTATAGCTCTAGTGGGGCAATCTTCTATTGGTTCAATGTCTGACCGATACCCAGCCGGCTTCTACCCAATCAATAGCACCACCCCTGCCAAGTGGACTGATGCACCGGGTCAGCCTAATGTGGTTCAATTCAATGGCTTAGTTTATTTAAAGACTAGCCGGCACACAGGGGGCACAGGTAAGCCGAATGAAGAGGAAGTGGGAGGCATCAGGACTTGGCAGCTCTACACCCCTGCAAAGAATTGGAGCAAGGGCTTTAGGTATTATTGGCAGCATCTACATAGCTGCATCCCTGAAACCGGTAGCCCAATCGTCTATGATGAAGATATCTATTCAGGCACTTCAAATTACTTTCAAGAAGTCAGCTTTATTGGGTCTGCCTCACAAAACAAGTGGCCTGTAAGCACAGCTGCTACATCCCTGCGTATCCCTGTCCCCATTCCAGCCGGCGAGATTTTGCAGGGGACTTCTGGCATCTTTACAAGGTGGCATCTTAACTATATCCCGCCACCTTACATCACATTTATTGATGGCTTTAATGGGTATGCTTCAGCCC